ATCTTATTCTCCTATACTGTATAATAAATAGTGAGGGGAAAAGGTTTCCCCTCACTTTTTCTAGTCTTCAAACGCCGCCCCTGCTCGCGTAATATTGAAATCGATAGCAATAAACTCAATTGACTTTGCGGGCTTCAAGAAAATCTTTGCATACATGATATTCCTATCCACCAAATCAGGGGTCGTCGTCGTCTTGTCCAAAACCATCTTGTAGTCTTCCAGCCCATAACGAGCTTTGACTGATCTCAGGAAGGGGTCCACCAAACCAATGAAGCGGTTCCAAGTAACCTCAATGTTCTGGTCAAACAGAACCTGCGTGGCCAGCCTAGAGACCTGTTTCTTAAGGAAGATAAGAAGCCTTCTGACATTAATTCTATCCAGTGCTGACGGCCCTGCCTGCAAGGTCTTCTGTCCGAAGACCACAATTCCCTCCGCTGGGAACGAGGCAATGGGGTTAATATTCACATCATACAGATCATCTCTCTCTCTGCTTGTGAGCTTCTGGGCTATGCCCGTAACAGGGATCCCAGCAGCCCCATCAGTAAGGCCTCCACGATTGAAGCCTGCCGGTGCAAACCACAATTCTGATACCGCCTGCGAATTAGCCATCGTGCCAAGGGCGGCCACTGAAGGCGGCGCCCACACAAACTGATCATTGATCCGATCATAAATCTGGACCCATGGGTAATAAGCGCATCCGTAGTTGTTATCTAAATTTCTGCTTCTCACCGACGATACGGCTGCGTCAACAGTCTTGACCCGGTTCGCAAAAGAGTCTGTGCTCTCAGCAGCAGGCACATAATCATCTTCAAGATCGATAATGGCCAATGTATCCGCTCTCTCTTGAGCCACGTTCATCGCATGCAACGTAAGCGCCTTGTTCGTAATGCCAGGGACGGTCATAATATTCATGTCCATAGACTCAGGGTCACTTACGATATCGATAGCTTGTTTTATGGTGTTGTAAGCATAATTGGTGGCTGGCGTCTCTGATGCGCTCCACTGGCCATTTCTGAACGCTTCCTTTTCCGTGATGTCAAGCCCATCGGTGCCACCAAATAGTGGCATCGTAAAGCTATCGACGCCATAGAGAAGAGCAGCCCGGTAGCCGTATTTAGTAGTGGCTCCCTTCGTGTAGCCGGAAGCATCGGAAGTGATAGAAGTTTCGGCTGCTCTCGAACCAGACTGATAAAAACTTATGCGAGCCTTCTTCTTAGTTGCATCACTAGACGAACTGCGCACATTATCTAGCGTAAAGATATGGGGGATCTCCAGTATCTCGGTTTTGATACTAGCTGGTGCCGTAAACGTTTGCGCATAAAAATCCCGATCCGGCAGTGTGTGCAGGTGTTCCGCCAAGTCTTCATTAAAAGTCGTACTGGTCGCTGTACGGCCCGTTGATAAGCCGTAATATGCCTTAGCGTTGGAGGGAAGTCCCTCATCTGAAGATGAAAGCCTAAGCGGCAATCGAGGGAATATAAACGATGCGGTATAAGCTGCCGCCTCCGAATAAGCCCACATCGTCCCGGTTGGGTGGCCGTATGCCTTGGTATACCCACCCATACCGGGCCACGCCGCGACGGTGTCCGAAGAAACAGTGCCAAGAGGATTGGCCTGTGCATTCCCCGAAACCAGGGTCATCCCCTTGAATTGGGGGCGATCAAAGAAACCAAATGGGCATAGACCCTCCGTGGAAACTCCATAAGAGTCAACCTCAGGGTCCATATACATACGAATAAAATCTGACTGGTTATCGAACTGTCCGTACTCCTTCAAGCGGCGCTCAATAGTATCAAAAGAAGTATATTTATCACCTATCCGCCGTCCGATATAATCAGGACTTGCAGGGTTAAGGTTTAGGTTGGAGAACTTCTCCAGTACCAACACCTTAGCATCGCTGTCAGCCATCTTACGAACTGCCACAGTAAAGGTGCAGAAATTATCCACCGTGGAGTTTACTGGTTCCCGAATGTCTTCGATGGAAATCTTAATATTCTCATTATCCCAAGATCCAGCTTTCCGACTATAAAATTTAAACAGCTTCTGTGTGTCAAAAGCATAAAAAGAGGCAGCTGTTCCCATGTCTTGCGAAATAACCCACCCACTCTGCGCCGTCTGATTAGCGAAGTTCTGGTCGGACCACTGAATATCAGAAACGAGTGATGCGGTAGCCATGAGGGGCAATATTATAGCTCTACTCGCGTCTGCGGCGGAACCCCCAGTGCCAACGCCCCCCCAAGTACCGCCGCCATCACCATAAAGTAGATTACGAGTATAAGTTTCACCCAAGAAATAGGGCTTCGTGTTTGTGGTGACGTTGGAATTTAATGCCGTAGGGTTCGTATTAAAAACACCTCTAATGTATTGTGGGGAAGTAACGTCAAAGTTGAACCGAATTTTCTCATCAGAGGCAGCCGAAGACGTGACAAGAATGTCAAACGTGTGGTAAGTCCCCGCTGACTGTATAAAGGTGTTGGTGGACGCGGTTATAAGAGTGCCACCAACCACAGTTCCAGACAGAAGTGGCACAGAACCACTATTTGTATAAAAAACAGCGCCCAATGTACCAGTGGGACCCACAGCGGGTCCTGATCCAGAAACAATAAACAAACCCCAAGCGCCGCCCTGGGCGTTGAGGTCTCCGGCAGTTGGAGTCTTTTCCATCTTCCAGCCCGCATAACCACTTGTCCCAGCATCTATCGCTTCCTCTCCTAAAAGACGAATGTAGTTCACAGGAGCGCTATTCGCCAAATATGCCTGTGCTGCGTAAGGGCCATACATTGGGCTCGTTTGCTCCGGGCTCTTCCAGACATCCTTAGTTTTGCCTCCCGCGACAGGGGGTCCAAATACATTAATAAACTCTTCCATAGAATTTATCTTGATAGGTTGCATGGCAGGCCCACGCAGAGCGCGTCCTATAACCAAGGGCCCAATCGCCTGTGGGATTTCCGGCAATGCCGAGTTATCTATCTCATTAATAAAAATGCCGGGGCTTACGAATTTGAATGACTTAACTGACATAAAATCATACTCCTATTAGTCTGGTGCTATAAGTAAGTAGTTAAAAGCCAAATCAAAACAACTAACTTCTATATTTTTCAGGGGCGTTCTCGTGATGCGGAATATCTCCTAAAATAGCCCTTTCTCTCCCAATGCTTATCTCTACAAAGTTTTCTCTTTTCACAACAGCGGGCCTCTCGTCGTTTTTCCCCGCTCCTACAATATAACCCAAAACCTTAATAGAGATGCTTGTTTGGTATATGCGCTCCTCTTCGTTGAGAGCGCTTGCATTATTCTCAACGTCAAAACCACTCTGCACAAACGCCTCATACGAATGTCCCGCGTTCCGCACCCTGAAGTAATTCACGCCGAGGCCTAGTTGTACAAATGGGGCGACCATATCATTCAAATGTTGTTGGTACTCACCTCGTATTCTGATGGTGTAAGTCACATCAATGTACACAGGGAGAGGTATCGTCAATAATTCATAGACTACTTTTTCATTGTTAAATTTATAGTTCAACTGCCCAAATCTTCTCTTAGCGGTTGCATTAGCAAAATTAGTAGTCTTAATCTGGTTAATACGCTTACCCACTGTCAAAGAGCCACCTTGACCCCTCACACCATTATCCGGGATTGCATTTCCAAATACAGCGCCCTTTCGGCTCAATGACTTCTCAAAGGAGTTGCGCTCAACCGTAATTACGGGCAATATAAACTGATCGTCACTATCACGCAAGTCCCGATTGTGCTTAATCTGGAACGAGCGCTCCGCAGAAGTCCAGATAACCGGAACAGGCTTAAAACCTCGATTGGTCTTAGTTTGTATCTTCATGGACTTTATGGTCTCAAAAAATGCAGTATCTATATTTTCAATCGTAGACGGTTGAAAATATTCCTCTTGTATCTTAGAGGGATCGGCCACATCAGCGTGCTCATGATTCTTTTTCTCTTTATAGCCCATCAAATAACCCCTGCCGTGCTTTAATGCAAGTTGCAGTCACCTCAAACCGAACATCGACCTGCCCAAACAAACCATCTTGATCTGCCAACTTGACTATTTCATACAAAGTCTCTCCGTAGGAAAGGAAATCTCCTACTTGGACTTCCGTGTTCTGATCCTCTTCCAGTCGCCTCTTGTGGAAATGAACATTAATCCCGGCCTTCCTATCAACGCCGTATACTTGAAAATCAGTCTCGTAAGCATTCCAATCAACCAGAGCGTAAACTCTAATGGGAGGTAAAAATGTTTTAGTGATCGCTTCTCCGTACACAGGATGGAAGCTGGTATTCTCAAAACTAATCGGGTAGTACAAAATTTGCTGTCCAATAACACGCTCGATTAGCTCATCATTAACTTGCTTTACAAGATCACGCTCCTTCTTCGCCAAAAACATAGGAGGCGGAGGCTGAGCCGGTCTGTTCCACTTGTTAGTATCTTGCGACATTCATTTACCCTACATATACGAAATACGGAACTGTCTGAAAACTTTTCTGTGTCACCTCTAACAACTCAGCGTTTTGAACGGCTAAATTCTTATACGTCAACTCCTCTAGCGTCTCCTTGAGTTCGGTTCTTAGTGCCTCCTTCTCCTCTCTGGCCTGAGTAAGGAGGTCGGAAGCGTTCAGATTGACTGAGTTTCCAGGAATTGGTATGGTGCCAAACTTGCCTCGCACCTGTCCCAACATTTCCTTTGTTAGCGCAAGTGCGAATTTTCGAATCCACTGCTTTCCAATTGAATTAATCTTATTGAACTGAAGTGGTCCGAAAGGCATCGTGTTAAGGTTGTTCACTCCCATCGCACTACCACTCATGTACTTGTCGTCAATATCCCAAACGTCCTGCCTTACCGTGAATTCAACCCATATCTTATCAGGATACCCCGTCGTTGGGATAGGGAATATCCTAAGCCGATTGTCCTTGAGTTCATATGAATAGTGAGAGTTTCGTGTCCATATGGCGTCCTCGTAGGCCATAGCCTGTGCCTTGTTTTGCCAGACAGGAATAATTTCAAACGTGCTATCGTCCGAGTACATACCATAAGTAGACAGATTACCTACTGCGTTTAATCCGCCATAATACCCATAGAACCTCCACATTGAATGTGGAGTTTTATAAAATACTTTTCGAATAAACACCCGATTATTGGCGAGCTTGTTATAAAAATCTACATCCGAGGTTGTCGCGGAAGATGAAAGAAGTGTTTGCAGGTCATAATCTTGTTGTCCTACCGATGCCGAAATTGACGCGGAGTAGATACGCTGCGTTCCTCCGGTATTTACCTCGGTGCCAACTGCATCGGCAACTTGTCGTGCATATCCAAAGTCAAAACGAGGATATCGTAAGGCCAGATCGTTATTGACCTCCGACCCGCTTAGCTGCCCTCTCTGATCGAAAGACCCCGTCGTATTTCCTAACGCGCTCCCCAGTGTGTTCTTGGCCTGGTGTATATTAACAATATACGAATACTCCACGACCGCCTCTTCATAAGCGGCAAAAATATTCTTCTGCGTTAGCTCGACATCAAGAACATCGCCTCCTAGTTTCCTATAGGTGTAATTTACTTGCTCATATGCACCTGTGACGAACATCACGTCGCGCAATTCATTAGTCGCTCCGTCCTGCTTGGCGGTGCGAACATATAAACCTAAGGGATAGTTTGCCGCTGTCCCTGCACTGGAAAGAGTGCCTGTTTCAGGCAACGCTATTGCGCTAGTTGTTTGCTTTGGTGTAAGTGTCGGGACGGCCATGCATATTCCTCCTGCATACTAAGTAGTTTTCTTAGGAGGTATTAGGGAAGAGGCTTATTCTTTATCCGCAGCTTTACCCCAAATCTTGGACTTCTTAGCTGGCTTCCTAGCTGCCACTTTTACAGGAGCCTCTTTAACAACCTCAACGGAAGCCTCTGCTGCCTTCGCGTCCTCTAGACGTTTCTTCAACCTAAGTCTTTTCTTCTTCCTTCCCATTGTTATGTCCTCCAGTGATATACTATAAATAGTAAAAGAAAACCCCGGCCTCCTAAGAAGCCGGGGTTTTGTTAACTTACCTCGCTAGAAAGTATCAGCCGAGCATATCTCGCACGACCACAAGACCATACATATCAGGTCGAACCATCTTCTTAGCGTACCGGGTCATAACACCCTTACGAGGCACAAAGTCCTCAGTACCGAAGATAGTCGGCGTGACCTGCAATGGCACGTATGGAGCGTACACATAGCCAGACTCAAGGAAGCTGCCTCCCTTACGGCCCACAAGAACAACGTTCCGCAGGAAATAAGGATCGACGTACACATCCCACTTCTTGGAGAGTGAGCCCACCTTCATAGCACCAACAGTACCGACATCACTATCAACAGTAACATTAGCACGGAAGCCAGCGGTAAACTCAAGAATACTCGCAACCTCGGGCGAAACTACAATGAAGTTAGCGCCGCCGCGAAGCGTCTTACGATGGATCTGAGCGCTGATGTCATTGATCGTCTCAACGAGAGTCTCATACCATTCAGACACGTTACCAGTGAAGTCAGGAGCAGCCGTAGTAGCCCCCGTCTCCGCGCCGGTCTCTTTTATAACGAACTTGCCAGGAGCACGCGACCAGAAGTAATGTCCAGCCTTAGCACCATTTACAAGGTCGCTAAGGATCTCACGATCGATTTCGAGAGCGATCTGCTCTGAAAGGATCTGCGTAAGCTCAACCTCAGCATCGAGGTTGTGATACGCATTAAGATCTTGACCAAGTTCCGGAGTCCACTTAGCCTTGAGCTTCTTGGTGATCGCGGTAACAGCAATGCTGTCCACCTTGATATCGATCTCAGGAATGGTATTGTTAACATTCTGGCCATTAAACTGGTTGCTACTGCCGGGTGCGCCTTCAAGTCCCCACGGGAACCCACCAACAACCGAACCAACTGCATTGCCGCCACTAAAGCCGTCAGCGAGCGGATAAGTTATGGCATCGGCCACCTCAAGGGACGTAGCATACGCTCCGCAGCCGGCCATTCCCATCGTATTCGTACCAGTAGCCGCAACCGCCATAAGCAGCGCCGCACCAGCGGAGACGTTAGACGCCGAC